CCAAACCATGGATGAGTTCGACTCAGGTCACGCACTCATCATGGGTAAATTCGACTCTCTTCCGGAGATTCGTGTGGACAGGGAACTCTTGAATGAGTACCTTTTGACATGCCGGCCAGCTAAGGCCGACCGCCTCCTCACGGCGTGGGACAGTGGTGAGTTGCGTTTTGACGGGAACACCAAGCATGTGTTTGCAAAGCAGGAAGTCTTACTCAAGGACCACGGAGCGCAGCCCCGAGTTGTATATCAAGGTACGGATATGTACAACTTGTTGACGGGCGTGGTTGTGATGGAACTTCACAACCGCATGCGCAAGGTATTTTGTCGAGAGAATCCCAAAAACACAGGAAATGTCGTTATTTTTGCCTGTGGTGTTCAAGGGGAGGAACTCGGCGAGATTATTGGCAATGCACCCGGAGAGATGCTTGAGTCAGACATGAAAAATAACGATGGGTCACAGAGTGGAGCATTTCGCAAGAGAGAAGCGATGTTCTACATGAAACTTGGAGCTCCGGCATGGTTTGTTAGGGAGTTTGCCCGCAACACGAAGGTGCGCGTATGGACTAGATACGGCATTGAAGCAACTGTAATTGGTCAGAGGTGGTCAGGTGAGAGCACCACCACCACTGGCAATTCGTATGTGGGCATGGTCTTGATGCTTCAGTCTTTACATAAAGCTGGAGTGGAAAAATCCTATAGCATCCATGGGGGGGACGACTATCTCGGGATTATCGAGGGCGGTCACAACGTTAAGGAGACAATTGAGGAAGTTGTCTCTTCTGCGGGCATGTGTGCAGAAGTTGTGAAGCCTAAGAGTCGCGATCATGGCACTTTCTATAGAAAGCGTTATGTTAGAGGTTTGAATGGTTGTCTCCCAGTACCGCAATTTGGCCGCGTCTTGGCAAAGTTGAACCTGCGTGCGAATCAAAACACGTCAGTCAACGATAGGGATTACATGGCAGGCAAGTATATGTCTGCTGCGTATGAACATAGATGCGTCCCAGCAATAAGGGACTTGCTTTTGACAAAAGCTCAGGCAATGAGCTGTCAACCATGGTTTGACGTCCGTGCCACGAAATTGGCTGAGATGGGTGGACCAGAAAAAATACGTTCAAACATTGAACGGGCATCGACTGTGGATTTCGATGCATTTTCAGCTTTTCTCGACAATGTCTACGGAATAAATGCTGATGAACTTTATGACCTTTATTCCAGGGTAGCTGATTCTTGTATTGACTACCTTGAAGGTTATACGTTCATCAACAAGAAAGGTAAAGTCGTTGAAAAAGGTGGATTTAGTCCTGTCAAGTTGGCGGGCATCACAGTCGACAAGCTTGTTGAGTTGGATGTTTAAAATCGCAATTCTTTGACCACCCTGTGAATACAGTTAACGCTCACTGCAACACAGTATACAA